TACATTTAGATTATCTATAGGGACATTCTCATATATTGGTTCAATTTTAAAGCAATCTATTCCGAATTCTTTCATTACTACATGTAGTAATCCTTCTACTATATTTCTCTTACAATCTGATTTATGCTTACTAAAGCGACGATGTATACCAGCTCTAGTTTGACCTACATATATCAGAGTGTTAACAGTATTTGTAATTTTATAGATTGTTCCACTCATTACTCTAAATGTATTCGTAGATTATTGTTTAAGTTGTGCGTCAATTTTATAAATTATTAAAAATCGGAGTAGACTATACCTTCTGGAATCATAAAAGCTGATTAGGCTTCTCATCCACTTTCCTGGTAGTCGTTGAGACATACACCGTACTCTTATCATAGCGAGGTTAGGCATAGTCTGCGGATTATCCAATCTTAACACTTTTTACTATCGGGAAGGACAATTAATCCTGATCCTCCAAAACCTTTCGATGTCGGAGTAGTATGTTAAGCTCTAAGGAAGTTCCCGCATATCGGAAATAAGCCCCTCCTTTTTTAAAGAGAGACAACCCCCACAGTTAAGGGCACGTTAATATTATAGGTGTGCTGAGAAGAAGAAGCAGAAATAGCATTGTAAGGGGCATTGGTCAATGATAATGAACCTTTTTCAACGGCATAGCGTGGTGCTCCCTGAACGATACGAGCGTCAAATACTGCGAGCTTTTGAATATCGGAGGTGGACATTTGTTATACTCTATGTTTAGAAAATATTTCTTAACTTTTATAGACTTGTTCTTTTAAAAAGAATCTTAAGAGTGACGGAAGAACTGTTAAACATATTTAGAGGATATAATAGACCATCGAGACGATTCTTCCAAAATACCTGAACGTCAATATTGTTAATCGGTTGTTTGCTTTTTAAGAATGAAGCAAATCGGTACTCTGCCGTAGGTGCGTACTGAATCATACCCCTGTATTCAAATGCATTTACTAAAGCAAGCGATATATCCGTTATGATAGGACTGAAGGCGCTCTGTGAATTCTGTTGTTCTAAGCCGAGATTTGACTCGCCAAAAATGATAGGATCGCCTGTCATCTCATTAACAAGAGGCAGCAACGAGGAAGTGAAAACTATACTTTCAATCGGAGACCATAGAGAACTGTTACTTTCAAAATCCTGTGTTGTCTTCCACCAATATACAGGAGTTGTACCTGGAAATGCTACATTTACAAGATTTTGATTTTGAATACTAGAGATTACAATTTGATTAGTTGCCTCGGGAAAGTCAACTGGCGCAACCAATGGCGTAATTACAATTCCGTTCGGAACTGAATTTACATATAAATTATTGAAATTAGTAAATAGACCGAACATGTCGGAGTTAAAAAACATTGTCCATTCCTCGTTGGCTGGATCGGGTAATGCTGCTGAAGTTCTATCTGGCCCTCCGAACCCGTAGCTATCTGAAAGAATACTAAATAGATTTGTTACTGGATCATATACCATTTCTGGCGCTTGTGTTATTGTTGCCCCAGATTGGCCCTGAATAATTCCCCATGCTGTTAAGTATGCCGCATTTACAAGGTCTAACCAACGCTGATACGTATAGACCCAGTAGTAACGTGTTGTTAAATCTTGACCTGCCACAGATAATGATGCTGGAATTGGCTCGGGAGCGAATTCGTTAGAAATTGTTTCAGGGCTATAAATAATTTGTACTGGTCCGCTTGTAAAAGTTGTTCCGTTCTTTCGCATAACAAGCGTTAAGGAATAGAGTGTAAGATTTACATTATTTGTAGGATTAGATGCGCCTGTTCTAATAACAGGGATAAACAGAGGTAAATCTTTATTAGGTCCACTCATTGTAAAACGAATGATACTAAAACTGTACTTTGACGCATCTTGAACAATAGGAACTGAACGGGTTTCCTGAAATCTTACTTGCGGGTCTCTACCGTCAGTTGCTGTTGCCACTGTCCTGTTGTTAATGATTGTGGCATTATAATAAACGTTGTCAGGATCATTCGTTTGCCCTGGTGTTGTTTCAAATGAGCTATTATATCCGTAGGGCATTATTCTATACTCTATGTAGATTTTATTATTTACCTAATATGTCCGCTGTAAAAAAACTAACAAATGTGTCCAAGTTTGTAATACCGTTCTTTTTCATTATAGCTTTTATATTAATATAAAATTGAAGGTCCGTCATATCTTTACATATTAAACGGGCTACAACCCAACGGCCACAACTGTTAATATCTCTTTTATCTGATTGATATTTGAACGTACTGTAAAATACCTTATATCCCGACGCACTGAGTAACTGTGTGAGTCTGGGCTCTGATTCGTCTAGAGCATCAAGCTCATCTTGTGATAACCATTCTCGCTGCGCATCTGGAGGGTCACCGTAGCTATCAAAATAATAAATACTATTTCCCTTCTTAAACATACATAACCAATGACCACTTGTCTTACTTGTTGTTAAAAATAGAAATACACATCTTCCTAATGAGTCAAATGCCTCGTCTATATGGGACATCTTATTAAATTTAGGGTAAGGAAATACTACGGTATCTGGTTCTAAAATAGCATTTATATCATCATTAGATAAAGCATATGCTTTAATTTCATTTACAATAGAATCTCTCATATATATAATACTTATATTTTATATATATTGTATTAATATATGGCATCTGACGTTATTAGAGAAAAGACTTTTCCTGGATCGTATTCTAATGATGTTTTAGATATAATTAATAAGCTTTCAATGACCGACAGTAAAAATATTACTGTTATGGGCTCAATGGGTTTGCGCAGCCAATTCTACGCTGGTGATTATGATTTAATAGAACGAGTAACAAGCGATTTAGTTTCTGATACTGTTGTAATTGACAAATACGTTAAAAAGTTTCAATCAATTATTAAACACCTATTAAATAAAAAAGACTGTTACATCGGTGATATTAAAAGCGGTGAGATTCCTGAATGGAAAGTTATTCCTAATTCTATAAATGATTTTTCATTTCTTACAAGTCGAACTAAGTTAAAATTGCTATTAGATACAAATGTTATTACTCTCGCACAATATAATGAATCATCTCCTATTATAAAACGCAATCCTACTCTACAACAATTCATTATTATGAAGCGCTCTATAAAATATCATATTATCCGATGGACACCCTCTGAAATTATTGGAGGTGCTAAAAAATTATCAGATGGTAGAACATATTTTTTATACGAAGCATTTATGTCCAAGTCATTAACTAAACTTGATATTATTGCTTTTGTTGAAAATGCACGGTTTACGGACTTCTCCATTATCTATATATTCGAAAATAATGGAATAGTACTTAATGATGCTGAAATTGGAAGTCTTGAAGAGTCTATTAAAGAAGATGTTATTTATTATGAGTCCCGTGGCATGTGGTTCAAAGTAGCGAAACGTCTATTTAGTTTAGCACGCTTATCTAAGAGTAAAAATAAAAGAAAAATTGATAGTTTAAATGAAATATTAAATAGCGATCTCGGCCGCTTATATTCTATTATTTCGGATGCTGGTACAATTTTATATTTACTTGAAAATGAGAAAAATATTCCTATCAGTAAAATACGTTACGAACTTGACCAATTTCGTAGCCGATTTGCTAATATCTATACATTAAATAGTATAATCAGAAAAGAACCGTTTGTACTTGAAAGCATTCTTAAGATGGAAACTCTTCCTACTACAGTGATAGGAAGAAAGCGACTTATTAGACAAATGGAGACGCTTGTTGAATTCTTTGAAGGCGTTTTAAACAGAAATGCTAAAATTGAAATAGAAGGACTTTAATTATCTATATTTTTTTTCTAACTATAATATATAAAACAAATGTCGGTAGCAAATATTTTGAATACTCCTCCGTTAATATCTATTACGGCAGCCTATTCCACAAATGGAAACCCTGTCCGTTTATGCCCGCTTGGTGTTATTACAAAACAGACAGTTGCGACCCTTATTCCTGAAACATCATTTACAATTCCTTATGACGGATACTATTCATTTGCTGTTCAGGTATATATTGCTCCTACTGGCGTGGCCCCAGGTGATGTGTTTGAGTTCTATGCCGACCTGGTCGGTGGTTTCTTAACACCTATTGTGGGAACAATTAATATTTTGGCTGTGGTTCCTAACAACACACCACCTGGTGGAATATATGCGTCTTGTATTTCTGGTATTATCAGTCAGCAGTTGAATGCTGGCGATGTAATCCGATTCCTACACGTTGATGAAGGAGCATATACCTATTCTGGATCATTTACAGCGACATATTGCTTTTTGGGTAATAGTCTGATGTAAAAGGTTATTACTATTACTATTACTATTTATTTTTACTATTGTTGTTAATAAAAATAAGAAGAAAAGAAGATGAATAAAATGTTGTTTTTTTTCATACTTAGTTGAAAGCAACTACCTAGAGCACAATCATTGAGATAATTTAAAATCCTCAATTGCAACTATTTCAATGCTCTTTCTCTTAATCGTAGGAGATGGTTTCGGGCTTGGCTCGTGAGCTATCACTATAGTTGGTACAATAGTATCCGATGATATATCTAATTCAGATCCGCAGCATTTAGAATGAAGCTTCCTACCCTTACATAGCTTATACATTACAAAAATCACTGCTACAATAGCACCCGAAACAGAACCGCTAGCTATAAATTTTGTAATATCATTACTCGTTGTATCGCTTTCTACTGGTGTAGAGGACATTATATTAAAACACTATAATTTAATTAAGCAGTTTATAAAGGACCCGTGATTTCCATTACACACCCACCGCCAATTGCAAGATTAATATTATTATTATATACAGTAATTGAATTTGAAACTCCAGCTACAAAATCGTGTGTGGAAGTGACTGTAAAAGAGATAAGTGTTAAAGGAGCAACAGCTGGTGTAAGGCTATCTCCACGAATTGTAGCACCGTAATCATTTCCTCCAGTCTCCGCATATGCGGAGGTAATGCTCGGGGCACTGGTCGGAGTTTTTAAGATGTTGGCCAAGGACATTTGTTTATATATATATGAAATATTTTTTTAATTTAGATGTGCTAACCATTCACCTCCGTCCCATACAAGAGACATAGTGCTATAATCAATACCTGAAAAAGCGAACAATGGATCTCCATTAATCTGATTTCCTTGGCCATCAATATTAACAAGAGTAGAATGCTTTTTGATAATTAGATAAACAGCCCCTACGTATGTTGTAAAAGGCAAATTAATGGTTATATTACCACTAAGCGATACTACCGTATTTCCACCATTTTCTTCCATATCATAAGAAGGTGCTGATGTAGATTGAATACTCGTCCGACTTGTTCCAACTGTTGTTAATGATGCGTTATCAGAAGTACTATTTTCTTCCCTTCCTACTTCTAATCTATTTCCTAAAACATTACCACCCGGTGCATCTTCTTGGTAAATACCATACGCCTGCAAAGGATTATCGGCTCTAACGGTACTTATAAAAAGACCATAACCGTAACCATATGTGGCTCTTACGTCATATACCCTCACTCCAGAAGCGCTGTTTCTTCCTTTGACCTCTTCAATATCAATACCATTTGTATCCGACAAGGATTCCAATTTAAGAATTTTAATTCCCCACAAAATAGTAGTACCATCCACATTTTTTAAGTCATTTATATACATACCATAAACAGCAGAATTTCCAAGACCTGTTAAATTATTAACATTAATACCATAAAGCGAAGAACCTGCGAGACCGAACGAGGGAATAAGCCAATTGTTTATGTCTAACGCACTTGTATATGCGGGGTAAGAAAAAGCACCTGGCGGTTGTACGACTACACGACCCTCAATCTCTACACTATTTGGTGTTGTAATATTAATTAAGCCACCTGATGGCGTAGCATCAATAGAAATATTAGCTCCGCCCAATTGTGTGGTGATTAATAATTCAGCGGAGCCTGTCGCACCCTCCAAAGTTAAAATATCAGTAATGGTATGAGCTTTAATGATTCCATCAGGTAAATCGTCCATTTTACCACCAGCCAGTGGTAAATATCGACCAAGACCACTTTCTCCAGTAAAACCTGTTGATCCTTGTGCTCCAGTTGATCCTGTTGCTCCTGTTGGTCCAGTACAGCATGATCCAGTTGCTCCTGTTGCTCCTTCTATACCGGTTGCTCCTGTTTGTCCAGTTGCTCCAGTTCCACTTGCTCCTTGTGCTCCAGTTGATCCTGTTCCACTTGCTCCTGTTGCTCCTGTTGCTCCTGTAAA